GGAGCTTTTCATGTTGGTGGAGGATCTTTATAAATCCGTAGAAAAAATAGAAGTAAGAATTGAAGACATGATGCACAACAAAGTTAATATAGAATTTGTACAAAAACAAACTGAAAAACTATTAAGTGATGTAGAGAAATTAAAAGACAAGGTAAGAGCTAATGGAAAGACTCACTAGAAAAGTGTTACAATATATGTCTGATAAAGAGAAACAATCTAAACAGATGCATTGTATCAAGCATATGAAAAAAGAAGTAGAAATTAATGGTACGGGTACACATAAATATAGAATTAAACATGGTCCTAACAAAGGAACAGTAGTAAGATAATGTTGCCCAACGATCCTTTCGCTACCCAGATTGTAGCGATGTATGCCTTTATTGTACTTTACTTGACAATGGATCTCATATTTTAATCTTGATAAATTAAGGGCAGTTTGTATAATCACTTATGAAAAAATTTCTTTCTAAACTTGTGGATAAGATAGAGCAATTATTATTAACCCTTATGGGCTGGAAAAAGTAAAATTTTTATGGAAATTGTAGTAGCACTTTTAATGTTTGTAGACCACGAAATCAAGGAGCACAGAATTCAGCCTTCAATGAGTGTGTGTTTAAAAGGGAAGCGTGAAGCTTCTCGTCAGATTAATGATAACATAGAATACAAATGCATTAAAACTAAAGCAGAATTAGAAGATAATATTGATGGAACGAAGTCTATCAAGAAGATAATATTGGAGTAATGCAAAAGCGCAATAAGAAACGCAATCCTATTGCACAGCAATTAAGACACTTTACTTCAAAGATAATAAAGAATAAAAAGAAATATGACAGAAAAAAGATTTCGAAGAATCTCGGCTGATATCGTAAACGGTGAATGCCCAACATGCGAAGAGAGCACTATGCTAGTGGGAATTACTAGGGATAGTTATAGATGTGTAAATTGTGGTGCGGATTTACATCAACACATAAATGGAAAAATTAGTTACATACCTACATCGAATAATAGTCAAAAAAATTACGACATGTATTTAAAAGACTGGATGTAATGGTTAAACGAGCCCTTTTCGGAGTTAATTCTTACGTAAAACGTACCAAGCCTAAGATAGGAAGACACAAAAAACGTATGAACAAGTCAGAAAAAAGAAGTCATAAACCCACACGAGGCCAAGGCCGGTGACAAACTGGGAAGCAGATCAAAAAAAGATAGAATGGCGAAGAGCTGCGGGCATGGAGCTACCAAAAAATACATTTAATTGGCTAAAAAAAGAATGTGTAAAAGCTAAACAAAATGCAAAAAAAGCAAACCACGATCTCATTGGACACATCAAAGAAGAATACAAATTAGAATGGGACAAAAACTTTGAGAATTTTCTACTTGGACATTGCTTAAGCCATCCACAAATACAACTACATACAGAAACTTTAACAATTTTAAACAAATCAAGACCTTTTTACATAGAGAGTCTATGGGTAAACCACCAAAAGAAACATGAGTTTAATCCACCCCACGATCATTCAGGAATATATTCCTTTGTTATATTTGTACAAGTGCCTTATGATTTACAAAAAGAAGAACAATACTTCGCAGATGTAAAAAAAGAAGGTGAGCAAATTTACACATCAAAATTTGGATTTATCAACGCAGATTATAGTGGAGATATTCGTTGTGATGTTTTAGATGTAGATAAAAGTTACGAAGGAAAAATGATAATGTTTCCATCAAAACAACTACATCAAGTGTTTCCATTCTATACAAGTAATGGATATAGAATCACAGTATCGGGCAATCTAAGATTATTAGTATGAACAAGTTGAGAAGGCGCTAATGGAAAAGATTGTTATAATTACCCTGTTTACGTTAACGTTTACGGGGAAGGTTGAAATGCTTTCTTTTGAACTTCCCAGCAAACAAAGTTGTTCTTCTTGGTGGCACCACAATATAAAACCCTTACCCATTAAAGAAAGACCTTTTAGTCAACGCAACTATCGATTGTATAAAGGACTACATGTAGTAGATTATAGATGTTCTGGACACTAATTATAACATTATTGTGGATAGATGTTTTTTTATTTTTAATACTTGCATTTGGAATAATAAGGCATTATATAGGATAAAAGAAAGGTGATATGAGATATACGTACATAATAACAGATGAAGATAGTAAATCAGAAACGATTTATGCCATGAGTTTCAAGAAGATGTTAAAACAGCTCGATAAGAAAAAAACGTTTTGGGTCACCTACGAAAATAAGAAAGGAAATCCTCAGACAAAAGTGATAGTAAATGGGAAAGAACAAAAAAATATACACGCCTAATGTTTATAACCAGTGGTTAGCATTATTTCGTAAAAACTTAGAGGAGAAGAAAAAACATGAAAGAGAAAAAAGTAACTATAACAAGCAAAAACATAAGCCCAAAGCAGTGGTCTAATTTAATATTAGAACTTAATCTTTTAAAAAAAGCATGGGCTCCATATGCGACTTTAAATCTACAAACGTTTGGGATAAACAAAGTCATATCACACGGCACTCGAACGGCTGAAAAAGAAGACTAAAAATGTGCAAAACATTAATTGTATTGATCCTATTATTTGACGGGACCTTGATACAAAAGAAGCATACCTTGTATAAAAGTATGACCGTGGAAGAATGCTCACAGATTGGGGACCAATACAGAGAGAAGTTTGCTACGTATAATGATGCAGATAATATATGGGTCATGAACGACAAATCCGGCTCCTGGCAGGGTTTTATCTGTGATTAGGTGTCTCCCCCTTGAATTTACTACAATCGCTCTTATATAAAGGAATAGGTGCCTTTAAGGGCCTATTTTATTAACTGTCTAAACAAGGAGGTTTTAAATGACATTCAATAAATTACCATCCATCTTTAATAGATTCAGACCTGTTTCAATAGGTTTTGATGATATTTTCGAAAATTTTGATAGACTTATGAGAGAGGGTTTTGACCAAGATAGCGGTTTGCCTCATAACTTTCCTTATCACGATCTCGTTAAAACTGGAGATACAACTTATAATATAGAAGTTGCTTTAGCTGGATATTCAAAAAATGAAATATCAGTAGAGTATGCGGATAACTTATTACGTATCACTTCCAAAAAAACTGAAGATGAAAATAAAAAAACTACTTTTACTGACAAGTTGGCAGGTGCTATTCACCAAGGAATTTCAAAAAGATATTTCTCTAAAGTATTTTCTTTGGCTGATGAAGTAGAAATTAAAGGTGCTGAGTTTAAAGATGGACTGCTCAAAGTATCTTTAAAAAGAATTGTTCCAAAAGGAAAAGAACCAAGAAAGATTGCCATCAAGTAAATAAAAGACCTATCCTAAAGAGGGAAAAAATAAGGATAGGTTATTGTGGTGAGAATGTGTCGTCCTAACACGATCTTGCCACAATGTCAAGTAAAATTAACCTCTCTACACTCAAAAGTAATGGATATCTTATGTAAATCGACCTCTTCTTTACCAATCTCCATTAATTTATCAGCCGAGGCTTTAAAACCTACCATACTACAATCATATGCACTCTCAAATTTAACAGGCCATTCAAATGGGTTCATACACTCATAGGTTGTAAGGCTACACATAGTTAAAATTAATATTATTTTCATCTTGACAATCCTTTTAAAAAATCCTATATAGTCATAATAAATAAATGAAAGGTACAAATGACTGACACAAGTAAATATAGAAATGTTTCTTTAACACATGGAACATACAAGACTTTGATTGCGTTGTCGAAGGTATTATTACCGGATGCAAAATTGTCTATAAGCAAAACCATTGAATCACTAGTTAACGAAAAATCTAAGAAGTTGAATGGTAAAATTAAAAAAGACTAACGTTCATATAGCTATATGTCCCACGTGTCGTGGGAACGGCTATTTGAGAGTAACGAATCAAACTAAACCAACAGAGAAAGCAATACATCAATGTTGGGATTGCGACTCTGAAGGGGAATTTTATGTACATGAACCGAAAGATAATCAAGATACTAATGATAGTGACAACTCTACTATTGATAAGTTCTTGCACTAGCAGACCTAAAGGAGATTTTAATCCAACGAGTACAATCGTTAGATTAATATTTAATATTTATGGTCACTGATGCAGACAGAGCTTATATAGCGGGATTATTTGATGGTGAAGGTAGTGTTTATTACACTAGAAAGCCCGAGAGAAAGAAAAAGCATAAAGGAAATGGTTATAGAATGTCTAACTCTATGCGTATTAGTATGGAGATCTCTATGACGGATCAATCTGTACTCATTTGGTTACATGAAACTGTGGGTTGTGGGACATTAACTAAAAAACCTAGAAAAGGTTTTCGAAAAGATGGCACAAGATATTTAATGCAATGGAAATGGCGTTGTACATTTAGAGATGCTTATTACGTGTCGTGTTTAATTAGACCTTGGTCACATACAAAACTCGCACAAATACAAAAGATTATTCAACACTATAAAAGAGCTGGAAAAGAAAATAAGATTATTAATATGGAAGAGTATAAACTAATAAAAAAACTAGAGAGACATGGATAAAAAAAATCAACAAATAACATATCAAGTATTAACGTGGGGACCTTGTGTGGCTAAGATGACCATTACCGACGCTTTTTATGACTTATTAGTAAAAGAAGCAGAAGCTTCTAAAGTGGAAGAATTAAACTACCAACACAGATTAGCTGGAGTTATTCAAAAAGAATTTAAATTTAGAAATCTAGAAGTTTTAACTCCATACATGGGAGAGATTGTTAGACTCTATGATGGTATATGGGACAAATGGAGAAACTCCAATAAACCTTCTGTAAATAAATATTTAATTAAGAGTATGTGGGTTAATTTTCAAGGACCAGGAGAGTTTAATCCTCCTCATGATCATTCAGATGAATTATCTTTTGTAATATATTTAAAGGTTCCACCAGAAATTAAAAAAGAAAACTCAGAATTTAAAGGAAAAAGTGCAGGACCGGGAGGTATTTGTTTTCTGTATGGTGAAGGAAATCGTCAAGCCATTACTTATCAATCTCACTTTCCTGAAGAAAAACAAATATTTATTTTTCCTGCATGGCTTAAACACTTTGTTCTCCCTTTTAAATCAGACGTTGAAAGAGTTTCTGTTTCTGGAAACCTAGCCTCTAATGTTCCTTTTAAAGAAGTACCTGATCCAAAGAAATGAAAACAATACCTGATACGATAGATGATATAAAACACGTTTGGAAGAGAACTAAAGATATTTATTATAAGTTCTTTGAAAACTGGGGGAGTAAGATGAATGTCTATGGTTGGAATAAACGATGGAAAAACAGAGAGAAGGGCACTGGCTATGGCCACAAAAAAAGAGAGAGGTAAGAAGTGGGATGGACGATCACGTCCTGCAACTGAACTTTACAAAAAGAATTACGATGATATTTTTAAAAGCCCTAAGGTGAAGAAGAAGAAAGACGATTATTTTACTAGACCGAGTCTAGTTGAACTTATGGAAAAAGGAGCTAAAGAAGAATGAAATTTGAACCCAAACCTTTAAACATGCTACCTGAGCCAATTGTTGATAAGAATTTTTTAAACCAGGAAGAACATAAGAACCTCTGCGACTTACTATTAAGTGATGGTAAGTTTCCTATTTATTATAATTCCAGCGTTGGTTACGATGGCGATAAGGACTTTTACTTTGTCCATAATATATTTACTGCTGAACGAGGATGGGTGGGTGACCAATCTGCTATTGAACTTATCAGACCCATATTGAACAAATTTGATATTAAAGCTTTGATTAGAATAAAAATTAATTTTTATTCTAAAACAGAAAAACTTGTTAAACATAGCCAACACACTGATTTTAATTTTGAATGTAAAAGCGCCTTGTTTTATGTTAATGACAATGATGGGTATACTAGCTTCTCTGATGAAACAAAGATACCAAGTAAAGCTAATACTTTAGTCCATTTTAATTCTCAAATTCCTCACCATAGTACTAACTGTACGGATAAAGACTTAAGGTGTACAATCAACTTTAATTACTTTTAAATGAAAAAAATAAAAAAATCAGAATACGAATCAATTGCCGAGTGTATTATATCCGATCAGGTCCCTTCCGAAGCTATCGTTGAATACTTTAAGGATAAAAAATTTTATAAATTTTATAAAGAAAACTATATGTGGATTTATGCTAGAAATGAAAAAGACGATTTACCAGTTATATCTTAATAATAGACCTACGCTTCTTCGAACGTTTGTCTATACGATTGGACATTTCTGTATAGCTGCGGGAGTCATTCTCGTTGTAGCAGACGTCACAATCTACGAGGCCATGACGGATGCCATTGTTGAACCATTACTTAATTCGGTATGGTACTTTATTTTAGATAAATGGTGGGCGAGTAAGAAATGAGTAAAGAAGTATTAACAATTGATTTAGATTGGATAGAATCTCCAAGACAAGAGATAGAAATTATATCTCTATGCACCAAGTTATTTAAAAAAAAGGTAGATACTTATTTTATCAAAGCACACCACCATGCATACGATTTGGTGCCAGAAAAGGCAACGTTGTACAACGTAGATCATCACCACGATTTTTGCTATTCGCGCCAAGGAATACTAGAGGTTGAAAGTGGACTCATGAGAGAAGGTAATTGGGTCTTAGCTTTAGCTATGTATAAAAAATTAGAAGCATATACTTGGATAAAAAATTATGATTCTGACCTTCAAGAAACACAGATTCTTCCTCTGTATAGAAGATTTAAAAGATTTAAAATTTATAATAGTTTGAAAGACTTGACTGTAAAAAAATTATCTAGATTAATTATTTGTGAAAGTGCTAGTTATAATAAGAATCTATATGATTTGGGTGCTAGTTATAATAAGAATATTTCTTTGGGTCGTGTGTATGATACTTTATTGCAGTTATCACATGATTTAGATGTTAATCCTCAAGTAGGATATTGTGAAAATGATTATGCCCCTATAAGAATAGAAGTAAAAAATGAAGAAAAATAGTAAATACACCTACGTCGAAGGAAAACAGCTCACGGACCACGGATCAGGGACCAGGGTTTATGAAATAGAGGGAGCTAGACTTCCTTCAGTAACTACGATATTAGGGGCCACCAAAGATCAAGAATTTTTAAAGAAATGGAAGGCTAAAGTTGGCGAAGCAGAAGCAGAACGAATCAAAAATGTATCTAGTAGTAGGGGGACACTTGTCCACAAGTTCATGGAGCATCATATTCTCGGAACTGGCTACGATGATCTTACGCAACTCGGACAACAGGCGAAAGCCATGGCCGCGAAAATTATTGACGTGGGCCTTACGCCAGTGGAAGAATACTTTGGCTCGGAAGTCATGCTCAAATATAGTGGTCTTTTTGCTGGTAGCTGCGACCTTGTTTGTAAGCACGATGGTATTGAAACTGTTGTAGACTTTAAACAAAGCAATCGTCCAAAGAGAGACGAATGGGTCACTGATTACAAATTACAATGTGCAATGTATGCACTAGCCCATGATGATCAACATAAAAGCAATATAGAACAATGTGTTATTATGATGGTTACACCGGATTTATACTATCAAGAGTGGAAGTTAAAAGGCGATGAACTACGACACTGTAAACACGAAGCCTTAAAAAGAATAGATAGATTCTATGAAATGAAAAGAGATGAGAAAGAAAACGCAAAAGTAGAAATAAAGGAACAAGATTTTTTAGAAAGAGCAGAACAAGAGAAAAAAGAATTAGCAGAATCTTATAAAGAATCATTAAGACAAGCAAACGAAAGGAAATTTAATGAACAATAATAAAATAAAATGCCCTACCTGTATAGGTAATGGCTTTTACAGGGTGCCTTATGCAGAAGCAGAAGAAGAAGTTCACGCAAGATGTGAAGATTGTGAAGGCAAAGGAAAAATAGCTTTAGATGCTCTTACACCCGAAGAACTAAGATGGAAGGGGGTTATATAGTCAATGAAAAAAAAGAAAATAAGCAAAATTATTCTAAAAGGAGCTAATGTTACATTTAAAAGCGTATTAGCAGTTATGTTAATTGCTTCTTGTTTAGTTTTATTAAACTCATGTACTTATAGTGTGAAAGTAGGGAAAAAATGTACACCAGGTAGTACAGAGTGGAGTTACTTATGGTTTATGAAAGGTGAGTCCGATGTTAGCAAAGAAAATTGCGAATAAGGTAGGAAGTTTAGAAAACTTTTTTAAATGGGTTAAAGGAACTAACTTAATTGAGTTAGATTCTATAGACATTACAGAAGATCCAGTAAGACCGGAGCTGTCGCTCGAGTTTAGGAAGAGCTACGATAGAAAGATATATGGCTTACAATTTAACAAAGAAATAGAAGGAATCATATGTGTGGCATTTACCAATGACATCCCTAAGACCGTTAAGGAATTAGATATCATGTCTCAGAATGCGCACTTTAAACAAGACGCTGACACAGCTGTAGCTTATACTGTTTGGTCCAGAAAGCGTGGAGCTGGTAAAGAGATCTTACAGAAGACTACAGAATTTGTTAAAGGGAAAGAAGATATTAAAAGGTTAGTGACTCTATCGCCATTGACCCCTATGGCCACGCATTTCCATATACGGAACAAGGCTAAGCTGATCAGTATAAATCCGACCACTCAAAACTTTGAATACAGGCTATAATGTGGCTGAAATGTGGCTAAAGTATGTCTTCAGTTATCCAGTGTATAGGGATTTAAAAAAAAAAAAAAAATAAAAATAAAAACATTGAAAAAAAAGTGTCTTTTTGTCCTTTTCGTCTAGAAGCATTGATTTTATTGACTTTAGGGTAGACACTAGGGTAGACACTTTTTGAAAAAAGAGACACTAAATAATGTCTACCTAAAAGTAAGCAATACCAACAAAAAGTTAAAAATACCGCATAAAACAGCATAGGATTGCCTATGCGCGAAGCAATTCAATTTCTATCTAATTCTAATTCTTTTAAGATCCCTATACATTTTTTAAGGGATAGTCTATACAGGGTAATGCCTAGGAAAAGAAGAAAAAGAATCACAACTCTAACAACTCCTGATATACCTTTTCCAAAAGTCAGAGTGGAGTGGGTCGACGCTATGAGTGACTCGGGCTGGGCCAATGAGAAAGAATTTACTAAAATGAAGTTAGCCTATCCAATTAATGAAGGTTGGTTATATTCTAAAGATAACAAAGCAATTAAATTGTTTGCTTCTTTTGACAGGGAAGATGATGGTACGTTTAGCTTTGGTGATCGGACGATGATACCTCGTCACTGGGTTCGGAAGATTCAGAAGATTTAGGTGCTTCAATCGCTTCACCCTCAACAGTCGTTGCATTTAAAAGAGGCGCGTAGTCGTCTAAGATTTGTTTCATTTTTGCTTCTAATTGTTCTTCTGTTAGGTCCTCTAATTTACCTGTCTTTATTATTTTTCTGTCTATGTATAATCCTGCTGCCTTGCCACGAGATACTTCAGCGTTTACAGCGGATGAGAAAGATCCTTTTTTTAAAGCTGCTGTCTTAATTCTGTCTAATTCTGCCACGTGTTTAGCATAAGTAACTTCATGCTTCTGTAATCTTTCTTCATGTAGTTTTCCGATATATTGAACCACTAATGGTGAGTGTCTAGGATTGGTTAATTCTGATCCTTCTACGGGTGCTCTTTTGGGACTATAACCTGCAGCTATAGCTGACTCTGTCTTAGACATAGGTCCATCAGATCCACCAAATACTAAATACTCAGCGAATCTCTTTTGCATTTCTGTTAATCGTTTAGGTAATCCCATAATTTTATAGGGACAGAGCAAGGCTACTTTGTGATTTCTCTTGATATCCCAGTATTGACAATTTAAGGTAAGTATCCTATATTGTCAATATGAATGATATGAAAGAAGACAGAGGAGAACTTGATCTAACCCTCTTGATTGAAAAGCACCAGAAACAGATCTGGGAGTATAAACAACGTGAATCTGAGTGGATTAAAACAGATAATCTACTTAAGGGCGCTTATAAAATTGTAGATGATATGAGTGCTAAGCTTGTAAGGCAGCAGAAAAGAATAGATGAACTCGAGTTTAATAATAAGGTTTATAAAGCAGAATTAGAAAAAACTCTTGCGGATAAATCTAAATGAGAGTAAGAGATTTACAAGAATTCCTTTCTACTTTTACCGCTAGTAATAAGGCAGGCACGAGGCAAGGCAATGCTGTTAGTGATGCTGTACTATATGTTGAAGTGAATGGTCACCTACACGAAATTAAAAAAATGGAAGTACAAGAGAACAGTCAAACTATATTTGGGTTACATAAAAACCATCATTCGCACCGTCTTGTTATGAAAACAGCAGAGGCGTCTAATATAATTTTACCGGATAAATTGCGTACGCCGGGCGCATAATGAGTGACGACATTACCCCGAAAACTTCATGGGTCCAGAAGCTAAATTTTATCAACAAATCAAAAGAAATTTTAAGGAACTTTCCTTTATCAGGATTGAAAACACTAGCTTACTTGGGACTCCTGATTTATTGGTCTATAATACTTCTGGGCACTTTTGCACTATAGAGCTGAAGGTAACGAAGAGTAGAAAGATTCGTTTTTCACCACACCAAATTGCGTTCCATACACGTCATCCTAACAATACTTTTATCATGGTAAAGGCCCTCGGTCCTTTACCCCCTAAAACTTCTTCAGTATCCATGTACCGTGGTTCGAGGATCAAGGAGCTTGTTGCTTGCGGCTTGAAGCTTGAACCTGACTGCTTGGGACTGACGGCTTGTGGCTTGTGCCTCCAGAACCTGAACTAGGTTCTGGTTTAGAATACAACCTCAGGTTGTGCGCTTGAGCCTTGGAGCTTGGGCCTTGGAGCTTGAGCTTGAGACTTCTAACTGTGTATTCATCATTCTTTCAAATTTTTTATAATCTATTAGATCTTCTGTACGGATTCCAGAAGGAGCAGTTTCCTGCTCCCTGGTTCCACTAACAGGAATTTTTTGAGCTTCGCGCAGCTTGCCGCTGGTAAAGAATGGTTTGCGCCTGGTTGGGTAACCGTTGTTCGTGCACCATTCTTCATGAATCACTTTGATTAGGTTGTAGTACTTACGCTTAGCTGCCATACATCTCTTCACAATAGTCATCTAAGCCTAGGTTGTCTATGAATGGTTCAGTGACCTTGTCACCGCCCCAATAGCCCTGGACCTCCATCTCGTTCAGGCTTACCCATATTGTTGGGCCGCCTCCGGCTACCATCATCTCGGCGCTATAGTAACGCTTCTCACGGTCAACGATGTAACGGATGTCGTAAACTTTTTCCATCCAATCATATGCTCCGCCTATTTGTCCGCCGTCCGTGATCTCTTCGGCAATGCTCTTACACATTCTCCGAAGCTGCTCTTTGCTAGTCTCTCCGTGCCTGTTTTTAGATTTCTTCAACGGTGATCCGTTGTCTTCAAATGTTACTTCCATCTTTCTCCTTTGTTAGTTTTCTTCATCCTATAATATCCTTCAACTCTTGTCAAGCACTATTTTAAAATACAACCTCAGGTTGTGCGCGGCCTGCGGCCGCTTGTGCTTGTTGCTTGTGCTTGTTGCTTGTGCCTTGGTTCATGGTGCTTGGGCCTCCTACCATCTAGATAGATTTCTTGACCATTTCTTTGCTATCCGCTTGCG